ATAACTAGGAAATTCTTTTTCTAATTGTGATATGTTTTTACCTTTAAGTCCTGAAGGATTTGATTTAGTAATAAGATCTCTAACTTGTGTACCAAATGATACATCATCAGTAAACTCATTCCATTTCCAAAAACCAGTTACATAATCTTCATAGAATTTAAATCTAAGTTCTGTATCTTGAAATGTATTGTATACATCATCATAAATTTTACGAATATCATTAGCAACTTTTATTTCATCAGGTGTAAGTTTTACATTCTTATTACCTTGTAAATACTTTGTTACTTCTATTTCTCTTTCAGGTGTACCAAGTTTTGCTGCTATTTGTGTAGCTACTCTATTTATATCTATAGAATTTACTTGAGTAAAAGATCTATAATCATCAAGCAAGTAACGAGATACAGCTAATCCTTTAGCTACTTGTACTTCTTCTGCTCTACCTAATCTTCTTAAATCAGCTTTCCTAACTTCAGGATCTAAATAAAAATCTGATGAATCTTTTATTGATAAGTCATCTAAGGTTTTACCTTCAGGTAAGTCTTTTTTAATTTCATCAAGTCTAGTTCTTATACCTTCAGCTCCAGATTCTTTTATTTTAGTTCCAAGTTTTAAAGCTTTTATTCTAGTAACTATACTACCTACACTTTTTCCAAGTGTTATAGTACCAGCTCCAAATGTTGCCATCTTCCAAAAGTTTTCATCTTCACCGCTAGCTAGGTAACCACCAGCTCCTAACAAAGTACCTACCATTAATGGTGTCTCTGCTTTTTCAACTATGTTACTAATATGATAGAAACGTCTATTATTTTTTTGTATTAAATCAGCGTAGGTTTCTTTAACCCAAGGAGTAACTTCATCTTTAATAGCTTGATTAAATTTATGAAAAGATTCTTTTTGTCTAAATGTTCTTATTAAAGCTTCTTCATCTATTCTAGTTTCATTGGCATCTTTAAATTTTTTATTGTTTTTAATTCTAGCTCTATTCTTTTTGTATTCAAGGAAGTCATCAAAATCAGAAAACTTATCTTTAAATCCTTTTTCCCAAATGTCTTTTAATCTATGTTCAACTAGTTTAAATTTATCTGTACCTTTGTTATATAGTATACCATCTTCTTTAGCGTGTTTATAAATAAACTGACTACCCCATCTTTTATCTCTACTAATTAAACTATCTATATATTTACCAGCAGACTTAGGATCACCATCTATAATGTCTGCATCTTTTAATCTAATACCAGTTTCTTTATTGGCTATATCTCGTAACAATCTATCCATGATTACATTTATATCAGTTGTTATGTCATCATCTATAATTGCTTTAGCTAAACGATCTCCTGTTTCACCAAATCTTTTTGCATATGAAGCTCTTAGACGAGCATCTAAATCTTTACCACTATAACCACCTAAAGCTTTTAAAAATTTACCATTAGCACCTGCAAATAATGCACCCATACCAAATGCAGCAGTACCACCTAGTCCTACTTCAGTAGCTAATCTATTAGGTTCTATAGTTCCATCTTCTGATAGCTGTTGTATACTACTATAAGCTGTCATAGCAGGAACAGATGCTATACCTCTAGCTGTACCTGATACAGTTCTAGGTGCAACCTTTGCAATTTTCTGTGCAGTCTTAGTAGCTTGTATACCTTTAACAATCCAACCTTCAAAAAACAAAGGAATTAATAAATAAGGATCTGCAGCTAATGCATTAGTCATTTCACCTAAGAACATACCTGGATTAGCTTGTAATGCTTCTTTTAATACCGATACATTGAATGGTGTGTCATCTAATGTATAACCAAATAGACGTTCAATCTTTTTATATTGATCGTATTCTTCAGTATCTTTTTTATCAGGATTAGCAGCCAACCAAGATACAGCTTCTTGTGCTTGTTTCTGTTTAGTATTACCTGTACCTATTTGATATAAACCAGCAGGTATACTTTCATATCTCCAAAGATCTAATAATCCTTCTACAGAATTAAATCTAATAGTATCAAGAAAACCTGGTGCTTCTTGTGGCTGTGCAAATGGATCTATTATACCAGTATCTTTACTAACAAATGGATCAACTATGCCAGTAGATTTAAAAGGATCTACTATAGCCATTACTGTAAACTAGGATAAGTTGTATTTATATATTGTAATATTTCTGCTTCAGATATACCTGTATTTGCAGCCATTAATTGTTTTAACATATCTGATTTAGAAGTAGGTATCCCTGTAGAAACTGCTGGTGCAGTAGCAGTAAATAATTTAGTAGGATCAAACTTACCACCCCAAGTAAACCATTTATCTTTTTCTAAAGCCTTAGTAGATTCAGCTAATTGTACTGCTTGTAATAATGCTTCATATTCAGTCATGTTAGGATTTTGTTTTTTAATTCCCATAGCTATAGATGATACAGCAAATCCTGCGCCTGTAGATTGATCACCAAGTTCATATTGTTTTTCCATCAATGTTGTTGCAGCATTAATTAAATTCTTACTTGGTTCATCAGCTTTATTTAAATCTTGATACAATTTTAATATTTGTAGTTCAGCTTTACTAACAGCTAAGTTATTAGCATGTGCAGCTAGTGCATCTTTCTTTGCTTTCTTTTTAACTTTCATACCTTCAAATAATACACTAGTAATATCACCACCATTTTTAGCTTCCATATGCATAGCTAATGCAGTTTGAAATCCTGGTTTATCAAGATCATTTAAGAATGTATCAATACCTGAATTAAGTTTATCTAAAAAACCTTCAGTCTTTTTATCTGTACCCATTGCTTCTGTTAATTGATTACTTGCAGAAGATATTGTACCATTACTATTAGTAGCTGCACTTGTAGCATTTATAATACTATTTACATCTGTTTGTGTTGAGTCTTTAATTTTACCAGCATCAATATCTTTATTAAATCTATCTGTAATTGATTCGGGTGTAATTTTATTATTAAACAAAGGATTGTTTTCTTGTCCTTTAGGAATTTGATTATCAAAAGTTAAAAAATTAAAAGTATCTTTAGCCCAATTACTTGCTTTTTTATATATAGAATCATCAGGTAGTGGAGTTGCTGTTATATCTACTGTAGTGTCTAAATCTTTTCTAATATTTTCTATACCACTTCTTGTAACACCAGGTATCATACTTTTACCTTCTTCATCTGAAACAAAACCAATCATTGGTTCAACAAGATATTTATTGTTTAAAGATTTTAATTGATTTAAATTTGTTCTAAAACCTTCTTCTAAATTTTTACCACCTGCATATATATCACTTACTAACCCTCTTGCAAAACTACCAGCAGGAGTATCCATAAATTTTGCAGTTTCATTTTGTTTAGCTAACGCTATTCTATTTGCATCAGCTATTTTTTTTTGTTGTAAGTAATCTTCTCGTGAAAGTGTTGCATTTCTTGGTCCAATTAAAGACTGGCTAGGAAAAGGATATGAATATACTCGATTACCATCTTTATCTAATCTTTCATCTAAAAAACCTGTTAATGTATTTGCCATAATAATCTCCTATAATAATCCTGTTAATCCACCAATACCGCCAATGATTGGTCCAGCAGGTCCTAAGAAACTTAACTGTGATCCAAGCATAGCACCTGTCAATCCTGACATTAATGGACTAGCATCTGGTTGATATGATGTACCAGCATAACCCATACCTGCTATTGGATTTACCATTTGAGAATAAGCAGCAAGTCTAGCATATGGACTTTGTTGTTCAAAATTGTATCTGTTAATTTGATCTTGCATTTGTCTACCAGCAAGTTCTTCGTAAGCACCACCAACACCACCTAGTCCAGATATACCTCCAGCTATTCTTTGATCCATAGCTGATTGAATACCAGGCAATGCACTAGCACCAGTTAATCTTCTTTGTAATGCAGACTCTGCAGCTCTTTGTTGTCTAGCTATATCTGCTTGAGATCCTCCATATAATCTTCTTAATTGTGATTCACCAGCTTGTTGTTGTCTACCAATATCAGACATTTGTGCTTGTTGAAATCTATTTAAATCTGCTTCATAAGAACGTAAAGCTCTTGATCTTTCTGCTTCTGCAGCAGATTGTGCAATAGGTGCATAGGCTTGAGTAATTCCTCTTGAAGCAGCTTGTTGTGCCATAGGACTAGTTCCTGTTCTACCTTGACCACCAAATTGAGATTGTATATTACCCATTACATCACTAGCAATAGTAGATCTTACATTACTTAAATAATCTCCACCAGGTTGTAATTGATCATATGCAGGTCCACCAGCATAACCAGTTCTACCAGTATAAGAACTACCCATTCCCATACCTAAATTAGGACCACCATATGAAGTACCCATAGCTCCAGTTGCAGCATCACCAAATGTTTGTCCTGCTTGATTATATAAATTAGATCCACCCATTTGATCAAATGCTTGAGCTTCAGTTAAGTTTAATGCTTGTTGAGTTTGTGGTGCAAAAGGTATAACAGTTGATGATGGGAAATAAGATTTGCCTACATCACTTGCATAAATATTTTCTGCTTGTTGTAGTATATCCGCTAAATATGGTTCGGTTGGTGCATATGGGATTACTTCGCCAGATGTTTGAGTAGTACCGCCTCCTGATGACATATATTATTTCTCCAATTTTTTTTCTAATAAATAGTGTGTTATTTTATAATCTTGTTCTTTAAGTAGTTTAGACCATCCTGGTCGAGCATATGTTTCAATATGTGTACAACCATTTTGTTTAGCCCAATCTTCTACTAATGGCATTTTATCTTGCCATTGTTTTCTGTTCCGACCAGTTACAATAAATATATTAAGAGCTTTACTATTAGTTCTTTGTAATATTTTAGTAACACCACAACCTTGAAAGTTTTGTTTTTTATTAACATTCCACAAAACCCAAAGTTGCATCTTGCCATCTAATAAATCATTATAAATATCTTCTACAATAAAATGATTTCCAGAATACTTTAATGCTTTATCTATTGAATCTTGTACAATAGGAAAGACTTCTTTAATATTTTCTTTAGGTACGTATACAGGTGTTGTCATGTAATTTCTAAATAACTACATATAACATGAAGATCATTTGCATTCTCTGCTTGTACTTTTAATTCTTCATCTGTATTCATAATTAAAGGATTAGTTAATAGTTCAGTAGTTGTTTTAGCAGCTATATCTTTTTGCTTAAATAAACTAAATACATCATTACTTGTATTAAGTAAAGTAACTGTTATCTCACAAGCATTACTTGCATCATCATTAGAAACAAGTATTGATTTTACTATACTTACAGTTGATTCAGGTGATGTATATAAAACTGTATTATCAGTAGTTGTTAAATCTATTTTACTATTTTTATAAGTATGTGCCATTAGTCTTTATGCATATTTAATTGTAGTAGTGATTTCCAAAATTCATCAAGTGGATTGTGTTCACAATTATCACATCTACAATATTCACATACACCATCTTTATTACAATGACAAACGTGATCGCAATTATTACATTTATCTATGCTAGAAACCATGCTGTTACCTCTTGATTTTCTACGTTATGATATCTTACTAATTGATTTACAATATCTTCTGATACTAATTGATATTCATATGTAGATAATAAAATACCTTCTAAAGTATAAGCAGGATAGTTATAAACATATTCTAAATTTTGTTTACTAGCCATTACCAGTTACCTTGACCATCTTTACCATAACCACGTCTTTCTCCTATAGAACCACCAATAGGGCCTCCGCTAGTTCCAGTGGCTCCTTCAGATTGTTTGTTAATTTTTTCAACCATTTGATCAAGTGCTTCTTTTTCTTTTTGTTTCTCTGCAAATTTGTCTGCTGCTTCTTGTGTAGCCTTAGCTATGTCTTTTTGTGTTTGATATGCTTGTTTAGATGCTGCTTCTGTGGTTGCTTTAGTACCTTTACCTTTTAGTCCTTCTTTACCAATATTACTTAAAGCACCTAAAAATCCAGTAGGTTTAACAGGGCCAGTATAACCATAAGTTGTTGGATTAGTTGCAACACGTTCATCTAAATCTACATTTCTTTGTTGTCTACTGTAGTAATCACTAATAGTACTTGCATCAGCAAGAGGACTTGGAGCATAGTTTGGATTGTTATAACCAAAATACTGACCTAATAAATTAGGATTATAAGATGGTTCTGGTTCTGGTGTACCAAAAGCCCCTCGTTCACCATATCTTCCTTCACCTAAATTAGGATCACGAGTTGCTGTTGTACCTACTAAACCAGTAACTGGATCTACAGGTAATACACCTGCATAACCAGGATCACCATAATCTATATTAGGATCATAAGTTGCAGCAGAACCGCCACCCATTTCAATACCTTTTGCAATAGATTCAGAAGTAGGTGTTTGAAACATTGGGATACCAGTATTAGGATCTATTTGAAATTGATTTTGTGCAATAAAACCAGTAGGTGTTTCTAAAAATTGTTGTTGTTGAGGATCTATATTACCAAAGTATTGTGGATTAGATATAGATTTATCTGTTGTATTTAACAAAGATTGAATAGCAGATGGATTATTACCTGCTAGTCTACCATAAGTTAAGTTTCTATACTTTGCTACTAAATCGTCAAACTGTGCCATTATCTATAACCTTCTTTGATTGCTTCTATATCTATACCTTGTGCATCTGACCATGTGGTAGCTGCAGGTATAGTTAAGTTAAATTTAAAATATCTTGCTGATTTATGAAATGGTAGTGTGCCTGTGCTATGCATACTAGCTTGTGCAGTATTAGAAGCAGTATCAGCAACTCTATTTCTAAAACTTAATGTTCCTGTAGCAGCAGTAGTATCTACTATAGGTCTTACGTGTGTAACTAAAGATCTATTCATTGGAAATATTTCTGTTTCGCCAGTGCCTATTTCTGCTTCTAAAGAATCACCACCAAATGATCCTAGTTTATGATCAGTATTAAATGCACCTATAGATCTAAAACCACCAATAAATACAGCACTATCAAGTGATACTGTTATAGCATCTAAATCATTAGTACCTGCTGTAGGATAGTCATCTAAATCTTCTAATGTAAATCCAGGTGATAAATAATCAATAATAACTTCATGTTCTAATTCTACTATAGACCATCTATTACTAGCTATATGAAAGATTAATATCTTATCATTGTGTGTATTAGAATTATTACCAGTAGCAGAAGGATAAGACCACATAACTAATTTATTTTCATGATCATATGCAGCTCTAACTCTTTCTCTGAATGCAAATTTAAGATCATTATAAAAGAAACGATCTACTTTATTTGCACCTATAGGTTTAGAACTAGAACCGTCTGTTACATAAAAACCATCTTCAGATAAGTAATAAACCATATTACCTACTTGTATTATATTCTTACCTTGTACAGCTCCTCTATTATCTTCTATTCTTCTAAAAGAAAATACAACATTACCACCACGATAATCCATACGAGTGATACGATCTTCTTGAAATATTAATCCAAACTGTCCACCAGTAACTCCTGTAATAACACCACCCTCTGGTAGTGTTTCAGAGTCAGCTTGATTTACACCTGCAGTCCAAGCAGTAGCACTATTAAAACTAGCCCATTGAACCTTATTTTGTAATGTAGGTTGAAATCCTGTAACTATAAAATTACCAACAATAGCAGCATGTCTAAAGGTAGGAGGTGAGCCTGCTAATGCAGCAAAGTCAGTTGATGAATCTAATGTCCATGCTTGTGGAGGATTAACTCCATTAAATGCAATTACTGTTTCACCAAATCTAACAAAATCCCAATAACTGTTTGTGTTTGTAGCAAATGTAGTACCACCACTTTCATCAACAAAAGCATTGTTAGTTAGTTTATATAATTTAGTAGCATCACCAGCAAAGATAGATACAACACCACTATCTGATTTAAATGCTTTACCACCTTGTGTTCTTGCATCAGTAGCATTACTTGAAGTAGCAGCTATATTATTAAATGGTCTATAACTATTTACAGCAGGAAATACATTCTTAGCTTGAGTTGCACCAGGATTAACATGATTTGGTAAATCTGGTAACCATTCTCCAAAAGGTAACTGCATTATCTTACGTTATCTAGATTGTTAATATTAATACCTGATCTTTGAATTAAAGGTGAACCATTGTATTTATCTAAATCATCTGCATCTTCTGCTTGTTTGATAGCAGCTTCATACTGAGTTTTAAATTGTACAACTGTTTGTTGATCCATACCTCTAAGAAATGTTGATGCATAATATAATGCACCATATAAATATATATCAGGAAACTTTGTAAGAATAGTATTAGTTGTAGTTGTAGCATCAATACTATCAAATGCTTTATAAAAAACTATTCTAGCTGTATATGTAGAATCAGGTACAGGACTAAATCTAAAATTAGATCCTTCAATAGAAAATGCTTTAGGTATTCCAGAGTTAGTATAGTCTTGTGTATCTGCTTGATGGTAAGGAGTCATTAATTGTAATACTCTTTGTGGACTAGTACTAGTTAAAATAAAACTTCTTATTTGTAAAAATCCTGTAGGTAATGCTTCTGTTTCTGTGTCAATAGTAAATGAACTATCAACAGTTTCCATAGCTCTTATTCTTAATCTACGATTAAAGTCTGCTTCAGTAAGATCTATAAAGTCATCTATCTCTGAGGTCAAGTCATCACGTGCTAAGAAATTAGCAATAGCAGTTTTTAAATTTGCATAATTGTTTAAAGCCATTATAATTTTTTACTTCCTACTCTAAAGTTTTGGAACTCATTACTATTAATCATCTTTTTAATAATATCTCTTTGATCATCTTTATGTAATTTATGATAGTTAGAATGACCAAATAGTTCTTTTGTTTTAATTTGTAATGCAATCAAAGGTATCTGTGCTATACGTTGAAACTCACCTTTTTGTTCTTGAGTATGATTTCTAGATATTTTATTTTGTTTAAGTATAGACTGAGTATCTTGTGATTTTCTTACTACAAGTTTACTTGTTGTCTTATCTATATGTATATCCTGGTTAGGATTATATATATCTGACATATTACAGCTCCGTTGTATCTACAGCATATGCATCAACTAAAACTCTCCAACCATATGTATCAGACATAAACACAAGTCCAATACCTGTATTCTCAGTTGTTAAAGTTAAGTCTGCAGTTAATCCTTGTATTTTTTTTCCGTTTCTAGCTACAGTTAAATTGTTATTATCAAATGATGCAGCACTATCTAGTATATGTATTTCATCACCAACTGCAGGAGATGCAGGTAGTGTTACTGTAAATACTCCACCAGATGTATCAGCAAGTATTCTGTCTCCAGCTACTGCTGTAAAGTTTGCAGTATAAGCTGTCCATCTTTTAGCAAAGCCATTAATAGCACCAGTAGTTGTAATAGTATCAATAAATGCATCCTTAAAGTACA